TTCTTCCTAGAACAATACTTAACAACCCATCCTCAAATTCAACTGATCTAACTTCCGTGTCCTCTGCCAATGTCCAAGATCTGGTGAAAGATCGTTGAGCCATTCCTCTGTGGACATAAGTGGTTTCTGATTCGGTATCCTCTTTCTGTCCTTCGACAAAGAGTTTTCCGTCTTGTGTGTAGACATTTACTTCTTTCTTTTTGAATCCTGCAAGCGCAAGTTCTAGTCTTGATTCTACTGCGCTGACCGTAACTAGATTAAATGGTGGATAATTCTTCGTTGTTTCGTGGAGATTAAATAACCTATCGAAGTATTCATCCATTCCAATGCTATTTCTATTTATGCGTTCCATCAACGCAGGCAGGTCCGCAGCAGTATACCGTGCAAGGTTTCCCATGATTGTAGCTCCTTTAAAAGCGAGTTTGTGTTTTGTGGACCCCGAAGGCATCCATCATTATTTATAACAAAGCATAAAAAAACGAGGTAGGAACCCCGTAAATTTTTTATTCGGTTTCTTCCACCTTTTTCTTTTTAGATCCAATATTATATTTGGTCTCAAGAATCCAATCTTGCTTATCTTTATATGCAAGAACTTTAATTTGATTAAGTGGAGCAATATCCTGAATTGTATTTACATCAACAACACCAATCAGTCCCCAATCTGCAAGTAATTGTGCAATGCGATTACGACGTTGAATATCATTCAATGTTAGATTTGCATGTTTACCATCGAGGGCAAACAATTCTTTAAAATGAACAAGAAAATATCTACCTTGCTTATGAAGAATATGACAAGATTGATAGATCTTTTTTTCTTTTCTTGAAGCCACACCAATACGAGTTAAAGTTTCTCGCACTTTCAAAAAATCATCAGGTTCGTTAAGAATTACCTCTACCATCTGATCAGGTGACCATTTTACTTCAGGTTCCTGTACAACACTCATGCTCTTCCTCCAGTTTCAAATTTCAATTTAATGAATGCAAGTTGTTCTTTAGTGAGAATTCTCAAAGCCTGTTTTGCCTTCTCATTACTATAACCATAATAACGTTTGACATAATCTAGATCTTTGATCTTATCTTGTCGGATCCAGGGAGAAAATCTCTTCTTTTTCCTGACAATATTTAGCAAAAATTCATATTGAAGTTTTTTAGGAAGAAAATGATACTTATTCATTTCATTCACAAACATAATACAATCTAAATGCCCTGAAAGACAACGATTAACAATGTATGGAGGATATTCTTTTTCAATAGAAGAATCTTCATCAATAAGATGTTTCTTAGTTTGATTAATTGAGTTTAACCAGTCTTTAAGTTCCATAATTTAATTAAGAAGTCCTTCGTTTTTTAATTTATTATAGTTATAGCAACCATCAAAGGTCACTTGAATTTTAGGTTCTTTATCATAATTAAAAAGTACAAGTTCCTTACGTTCTTTTTGTTCTCGCATATACTCACCTACAGAACGCATGGTATATGTAAGATCAAATTCACCTGTTCGCCACCCATCAAATCTATCTTTGATAAGTTGAGATGAATTATAGGATACAAGTTGAGGACTAATAAAACGATCACAATCAGTAGCAAATTGATCATGGTCAAATCCCTTATGCATACTACCCCTTTTACCATAAAGATTACTTCCAATCTCATAGGGAGGATCTAAGTAAATAAAAGTTGATTTACTATCGCAGAGTAGTTGTTCATAACTAAGATTAGTTATCTTCCAATTCTCAATTATTTTAGTATATCCTGAGAGTTTTTCAATTCCTCGCAATGAGAAGTTGGAGTTACTTGCTTGTTTGCTGAAGGAACTGGATTCGGTGAGACCAGAAAAAGAGCACTTATTAACAATATAAAAACTGACAGCACGCTGTATAGTGTCATTATTGGATTCATCACTCAAATACTCCTTTGATTTTAAAAATAATTCTTTTGCAGATTCTGGTTCTGGATGTGTAGACTTTAGATCACACAACCTTTCATAAAGAGCATTACCATCATCCTGAAGAACTCTCCAAAAATTATATAGAGGTTCGTATAGATCGTTTACCCATACATCAAGATGTGGATACTTTTTAGTGATATGAATAGCAACACTACCACCACCTAAAAAGGGTTCATGATATTTTTCATAGTCACGAAGATCTGGAATATATTGATCTAGTTTTACGCAAGCACGGGATTTACCACCCGGATACCTGAGAGGTGTTTTCAGAGATTTCATAATCAATAATAAATTTATCTTTCAAGTGCCAGTGAATGTCATCATGCACTTGTTGCATTGCGTTGTGTTTGATTGCCCAATAGTCATCATCATCGTTGATGAAGATATTGACTTGGGTTTTAACATCAACTCTCAGGCATTTCATAATCAGGTTCATTATACTTCAAAAATTCCCAGAAGGTCAATTTCATTTCCTTATGGGTCATGCCACAATGTTTTGCTGCAGCAGGTAGAGTCATTTTAGCACGAAATAATGCTTCATTTGATTCTTGAACATTTTGAGGAGTAGTTTTTACTCTTGGTTCAACCAAGGCACTTTTGTCAATCTTTAGTAGTCCCATTAGAAAGTATTAGGATTAGCAGTATCTATAAGTTCTGTAAGATAATTCTGAAAACCCAGTGTGCTTTCTGCCATTACCCGATATCCAGTTCCAACATATAATTGTCCTAATAATACTGATGCTGTAGCAGTTCCCCAAAAAATATAATAGAACTTAGACTTAACCTGACATTTCTTAGTTTTTTTCATAATTACACAATTAGTTTTTTAGCATCTGGAGTAATCAACTTACTACCAAACATTTCATTGTACTTTTTACAGACATCTTCTTGAACTTCTGCAACATATACGATATGTTTACGATTTACTGTAATTTCAGGACTTTCATTACTAATCACAGTTGCCCATGGAGCAAATCCAACACCATTATTTGTTGGAAGAACTACCAGACCATTTTGAAGAGTAATAGTATCATCAGTTTCTTCCAAAACTTCTGCGATGATTTCTTCACCAGTAGTAATACGAATTAATTTACAGTTCATTTTTTAGACTCAAATTTTTTAATAAGACGTTCAGATTGTTTTTTGTCAATCCCACAAGGAGCATTTTTAAGGCATCTAACGATAACCTCATTATCGCATATAGTAGGTTTGATTGTAAACCCCCACTTGTCAACTTCACCTTCTACAGGGGCTTCGCATGGGTCGAATTCATGTGGCATTATTCAATACCTGGCGGGAAAGTGTCAATCTCAGTCAATTCATAGTCCCAGTCTTCCATGACTGTATTAGCAAGAAATCTATCAGATAGCATTTCTAACTCTTTCTCAGCATACTCTCTAGTCTCTGCTTCCAACCAAACATCAACTACCTTACCCAATCTAAGTTTTTTGATATCTAACTCAGACAATCGCTTACAGGCATCTCTCACGGCATTGCCAGGAGAGTCATCCACCTGTGATCGTAATCGGATGAATACTAGTGCTTTAAACTTCATTTAAATTCACACTCCACCATAATCTCAGTAAGGCAGGCAAGCATATTTATCTCTTGGTCAGCAACGAATGCTGCCTGATACTGATACTTAGCAAGAACGAGCACAGCAGCAGGAATACTATTGTTTTCAAGGGAAACATAGCAAGCATCGTAAATACGACGCAAAAGTACAGTAGTATCGTTGTCCAAATTAGAAACGATCCACTTACGAACTTCCGCAAAGTTCTTGGTTTTAAGGTTCTTAATAAGATCATTTACTGCAACATCTGAGAACGAGGCAAGAATACCCGAATCAATTTTACCACCCACGGAGTATCTTTGACATTCGTTGAGGACTCTTCTCCAATCGGGGAAGTGTTTGTTGATGAGCTCAACAAGTACTTTGTTTTCGTATTGAACTCCTTCTTTGTCGAGGATTTCTTGAGTCCGTTTAAAAAACTGGGCAGCAATTGTTTGTCGGTCTTTTCCCTTAATTCCAAATTCAACGACGGCACAACGAGAATGGAGGGGTTCAAGGATTTTGTTTTTGTAGTTGCAGGTGAAAATGAATCTGCAATTGCCAGCGAACTCCTCAATAAACGCCCGTAAGAGGAGTTGTACATCATTGGATGTGTTATCAGCTTCGTCAATGATGATGACTTTGTGTTTAGAATCTGACGTAAGCGATACGGTCGAAGCGAAATTCTTCGCATTGTTTCGGACAGTATCAAGGAATCGTCCCTCATCGGATCCGTTGATGACATATACATCTACTCCAAGTTCATTACAGAGTGCTTTTGCCACTGTTGTTTTACCGATGCCTGGAGGACCGGCAAGTAGCATATTAGGTATCTCTCCCTTATCTAGGAAAGATTGAAAGGTCTTTTTAGTACTCTCCGGAAGAATACATTCTTCAATAGTTTTGGGTCGATATTTTTCCACCCAAATAAAATCACTCATAATCAAATCCAGTTAGGTTTACGATGGGGAAGACGAAGATAATTATCGCATACCCATGGTTTAGATGCAATATACATCTTGTAAGCAGTGAAGATATCAATGCTTGTATCATACTTATATTCATCAGGTCCTGCAAAGACAAAGGGAGTGTGATTATCCAACTTCGCTTGTGGAATAATGTGATCAGCAGCAATAAGAGTCCTAAAGCAGGTATGGATTTTTCCATACCGAGTAAAATACTCTTCACACAATGCCATGCCGTGCTCAAGCAACCATCTAGCGTTTGATCTAGTCTCGTTTGCCCACTTTGTGCATGGGTGATTACGGAATGCTCCCTTCTCTGTAGCATAGGGTGTGCCGTCTGCCTTAGGTAATGTGCCATAACCATGCCCCCACTTATCAGAGCATACGATAGCGAGCATTTGACACGTCTCTAGGGGCATCTTAACAATGTGCTTATCAGGCAGAACAGAAGCAGATTGCCATGGACTTTCGTCTGTTACGAAAATATTCATGATAGAAGTTTACTAAAACTAATTGCCAATAAAAATCCTAGCATAAACACAATATCCCAAGATTTTGTTCGAACAAAAAATGGGATTGATAGTGTATCAGCGATAACATTCATAATTACACCAGCAGTCAAATTGACATGCAGAACTACAAAATAAGCAGCAATAACCATAATGCTGCCTACAACTCTCATCCCAGTAAGAGTTTTCATCCAAAACTCGAATCAGGTTCTAGAGCAATATAATACTTCAGATCATACTTAGTGTTAGTAAACTTTGAAAGTAGTTTGGAAGAAACTACTACGTCATAAGCACCAGGAATAATTTTGATGTTTTCTACTTTGAAGTTGAATGCAAACTCTTTATCGGTTTCACCAACAATGATGGCATACTGATTAGAAGTATCATTCTTCTTATCATGAACCACCAGTTTAATAACACCTGCTTCTCCAACAGCAGAAAGATCTGGAAGTTGGTAAACTTGTGCTGCCTTAGTAAGTTTTTCTAAAGAAGCACTATCTAGTTGAAAAGAAATATCTTCAGAAGGAAGTGTGATGTCTTTCTCTGGAGGTGAAATAATAACTGCAGGGTCTGCAAAGAAATATTTTACACGTCGCTTACCTTCTTTGATACTAAGGTAAGAATCTTGGTTGAAATCTAGATCAGGATCTTGATGCAAACTAAGACCATTCAAAAACTGATTGAGGTCATAAATTGCAAAATCACGGGGAAAATCTTCCTTAATTTCTGCTTCGGCAAGAATGTTTTTTGCTACAGAAATCGTGCGAAGACGATTACCCTCTTTCACTAAAATTGAATTGTTGATACCTGCAAAGTTTTTTAGAACAGTGAGAGTGTTATCAGAAAGTTTCATGGTTTGGTCTTTGAGTTTCATTATTATTGAGGATAAATTTCAAGATTTGCATTCTTATCGTTGAAATGCATCAGAAGAACAGCATAATGCAGAATCTTCATGATGTCACGCCGAGCAGTACCTTTCTTATCATAGCGAGAAGCATACTTGAGGATATTGGATCTACAAAATGCTTCACCATCACCACATGCTTCAATCAAATCAAGTGTTTGAATTTTATCACTACCAGCAGAATAATGCTGTTGATATGTTCCTGCAATGTAATCTGAAAGTT